TTTTGTTTCTTCCTTCGGTGGTGGCGCACCTGTGGATGCACAGTCTTACCACGAAGCTCCAGAAGAACCTCGGGGTCAACCGAACAGTCGTCTCGACGAACTCTCTCGTATGACAGCAGCACAATGTGCGCACGGTGACCCGACTCAGGCAGCAATGATGGAAAGCATCTTTGCAGACACAGCCAGAACAACCCTCCAAGAGCGACTATCCGCTGAAGGCGGCGGTGGTGGTGGTTCCTATATGGGAGCCTCGGCGAGCCCAGAAGAAGAAGCTCAAGAGATGGCACAATTAGACCATCTTACAGGCGGTCACGGCACTGGGCACTGGGCGGCTTTAGCCTTTGGCAAGTATTCAAAAGAATAAAGTTCGTTTGATCAATATTTACTAGTCAGAAGGACAATCAAATCATGCCAACTCACAAACAATTAGTCGTAGAAGTACCATCGACCACAAGGGCGAACGGTTCTTCCGATACAGAAGCACTTAAGCAAGCTTACCCAGGATCTCCACTATACAACAATGTTGGTGGCGAGCCTTCATACCTTACAGATGAATCGGTTGAAGAGTTCTTCGCAGCCGAGGTAAGTGATGGCGAGGTTGACGATGGCGGGCACACTTTCGGCACACAGAACAGAGATTACGTTGACTCTCCAAACCTTGAAGAGGTTGTTACAGGCGGTGGCGGACTACCAGGTTCACCATACGCACCTAACGTTGCATCCCCACCCGAGGGTCAAAACCCAGCAGATATTCCAGAAGAAGGCGCAGCCATCACCGTAGCAGCCAAAGGCGGCGGCGGTGCATTCCAAGGCGATGGCCTTACAAGCCCAAGTGACACAAGCACAAACATTGCCCGTCAAAGGATTGGCACCATTATGTTTGGCGATTCGAATCCGTCGAGCTAAATAAGGATACTAAATGACAGACCTGTTTACAGAAGCCCTAAAAGATGCGCAGAAACTCCGTGAGATAGCGGAACATGATGCGAAGAACCGTCTTGTAGAAGCTCTCACTCCTTACATCAAAAAGGTAATTGCCAAAGAATCGACTGGAAATGAATTCTACTTCGAACAGGCCGAAGACGATGGCGACCTAGACCTTAACCCAGATGCTGAAGTAGCTCCTCCACCAGCAGTGCCAGGTGTACCAGCTGCTCCTGAGGCGCCCACTGGCGCTGTACCTACTGCTGCACCAGCAGACGGCCTTGGTGCAGACCTTGCAGATGTCCCGCCTGGCGCAGCAGCCCCAATCGATCCACCACTAGGTGATGAGGTTGTTGGCGCTTCGATGCCTGATGAGGATGGCAAGATTGTAGTCGACTTTGACGATCTCTTCGTTGATGCTGGGTCTGACCAAGTAACAATCACTCCTCCTGGTGAAGAAGTACCCACAGAAGCTCCTGTAGCCGCTGTAGGCGCTGGAGAACTTCCAGCTGTCGCTGCGGGCCTTGAACCTGACTTAGCGGCTGTACCAGCCCCTGAGGCCGTTCCTGGCGAAGAAGACGAAGAAGACCTTACACTTCCAACAGAAAGCGTAAGTTATAAAGATTATCAGAGAGTTCTTTCGAATATTTCTGAGAGAATCGACCGATCATTGTACTCAAATAACGTGTCAGATATTTCACGTGCGTCGCTAAAACAGCGTCTTTTCCACCTTTTAGAAGCTGTGGATACAATGAGAGATCGTGGAATTATTTCCAATAGGCAAGCCTCACTCAACGAAAACAAGTTAGAATTTTTGTTCTTAAAGCTGAAAGAGGCGGGCTTGCACAATAGTTACTCAGTGAGTAACGAAGAAGGTACCGACATGAAAACCCTTAAAGAATTCGCAGCGCAGCTTTTCGAGGAAGATGAAAACCTCGCCAAAGATTCTGCTAGTAGTGGTGACACAGGTATGCCAGTAGATGATGAATACTCTGCGCATGCAGCCGATGTTTCGGGCGTAGACCCTAAGCTTGGCAAAAAGAAGGATGTAGCAGTTGCTCAAAGCCGTCACTTAGGTGAAGGCGAAGCTCTTGAAGACACCGACAACGCCGAGGAGAAGCCTTGGGACGAAGGTGAGCCAGGACTCAAAGAAAACAGCGCAGATGCAGACACAGATGCCAACGATGACGTAGCCGAAGGTGCTGCTGGATTCGGTGACACTCGTGAAGAGCCAGAAGCTGAGCCATTCGAAGTGGATGATGCAGAACTTGCTGAAGCAGTTCGTTCCATTCGCAAAGAAAACATTAAGGGTAAGCTTGCTGCACTCCGTGAGGCCGAGAAGGCTGAGCATAGCAGCGACCTTGGCAAAGAAGCTAAGGCTAGCGAGGATTACCCAGATCCAGGACCAGAGGGTGGCAAAGAGCCCGCTCAGGAACACTTGGAAGAGCAGATTGAACTAGAGATGGAAGATGAAGTCGAAGTAGTAGACGATGATGAGTCAATGGGCGATGACCTTGACGATGTCGAACTTGATGACGGCGCCGATGATGGTGTTGGAGACCTTGTGCTTACTATCGACCTCCCACCTGAGGTGGAAGAAGAGCTAGCTGCTCTCGGTATTGACGACCTAGATGTCGACGTTGACCTTAACGTTGCAATGGATGTTGATGGCGATGACGACGCTGGTGAAGTCGACCTTGATGATGACGGCGGCGACGAACTCGGTGACGAGCTTGGCGACGGCGACGTTGATGACATGGGCCCAGAATCCGAAGAAGAAGAAATGGTTCTTATGGATGATGAAGGACCCGAGGACGAGATGAATATGGAATCCAAGAAACTAGCCCGTAGGGCACGTCTGCTTGAGAAGAAGCTCCGAAGGGCTGCTCGTCTTCTCGAAACAAAGAACAAAGAAGTCACTGACTTGAAGGGCCAACTGGTTGAAACCAACCTCTTTACCTCTAAGGCAGTTTATTACAGCAAGTTCCTCCAAAGGGCACTTACTGAAAAGGCACTTACCAAAAAGGCTCTCCAACAAATTGTAGAGCACCTCGATAAGGGCAAGTCGGTTGCAGAGACTAAGGCAATCTTCAAAAAGATTGAGCGCAAGCTCAACGAACACGCAAATGCTTCCCGCAAATTGGGCGGTTCTTCCTCAAAGGTGACCAAACCAGGGAGCGCAAGCTTGAATGAGAGCGCAAACTCTCACGCAAGTAATGATCCGAATAGTCAATCCGTATCTCGCTGGCAGATGCTAGCAGGTATCAAAAAGGGCGAATAATCGGAAAATAGCTTTTAGAGTCATATTTACATAAAGAATTTGAGGAATACAAATGAAAACTAACTTCACATTGTCACAACTGGCAGAAGGCGTCAGACGCCGATCACTAGGAGCAGACACCCCACGTCTCTCCAAAAAGTGGAACGCCACTGGCCTTTTAGAAGGTCTCAAGGGAATGGGCAAAGACAACATGTCTCGCCTTCTTGAGAACCAAGCAGCAGAACTGCTTAAAGAGACTAACGCACTGTCCACGGGCGGCGCAGGTCTTACTTCTAGCGGTAAAATCGCTGGCTTCACTAACGTTGCCTTTCCAATCGTCCGTCGAGTATTCGCTGGTCTGATTGCAAACGAGATTGTCTCGGTTCAGCCAATGAGCCTTCCAACTGGTTTGCTCTTCTACCTCGATTACACCTACGGTTCTTCGGTTGGTGGTGATGCTGGTACCACAGCGAATCAGTTCGCCGTTACCGCAGTAACAGACCCATCCACTTACACAAGTCAGGATTCGGTATACAACAACCCTCGTGGTGTTGGTGTCCGTTCTGGTTCACTTGCAACAGGTGGTCAGTATGACCTTGCTGGTCATGGTTACTCCAAAGTTCACAAGCAGGCTCGTGACCTCACGGGTACAGTGGATTCTGTTGGTTACTGGGCCACTGGCTCCGTATGGACCACAGGTACCGCAGCAACAGTAGCAACAGCTGCTGATTTCACAGGCTTCAATGCTCGTTACGCAATGTACGATGCAAATGTTGAACGTGACCTTACCGATGGTCTACTCGACTACTCCTTCATGTTCATGAGTGCTTCGACATTCACACAGGGCATTACTGGTACTGATCTCAACAACATCAACCAAATCGCTATCACTGGCTTCGGACCTGGTCCCGCTGGTTCCGAGGCGGAATGGGGTGAGAAGTATCAGGGTGGACGTGGTGTCCTCAATCTCCGCAAGCTCACGCAGCGTGGCGATTGGAACGCAACAACTGGTCTCTTCGAGCCCAACCCACTCAACGGTTCGCACCTTCTCTTTGTGCTTCGTATTGCTAACGCAGGTACGAACCCACAGCCAGCAGGCGCAGTCGTTACTGGTTCCGCAGTAATCGCAGACGCACTCAGCGTCAACTCCGATGGTTCAACCCTTACGATTCCAAGCTTCGAGTCTGACTTCGCAGTCGATTCCAGCCCACGTATCCCAGAGGTTGATATCCGAATCGAATCCACCAGCGTTACGGCCCAGACCCGTAAGTTGCGTGCTCGTTGGTCGCCA